AGTGTGTGGGAATATGGTAGTAGAAGTATATGGAATGATGAGAAAAATTTTTACGAAGGAGATTATCATCCAAACTTAGAGGGATATAAAATTATAGGTGATTACATTTATGAAAATATTAAAGATAAATTATGAGTCAAGAATTAATTTATAAAGAGGAAAATTTACTATTGTTTAAAAAATATTTGAAAATTTTTGAGAATAAATTAGAAAATTACATACCCGAGATTGACGAAAATTCAAACTATTATGCTTCACTGTTCGATTTAAGATGTTTACCTGAACTATTACCTATTGTAAAAAATCATTTATATTTCTTAAATAATAATAGTTTAGGTGTTAAGTGGGGATTACAAATTTTTCATAATAGTGAAAATGAATATTATTTAAAAAATTTGTTTAAAGAATTTGAAAACATTGTTTATGAAAATTTGAATATACCAAATTTTACAAGTAGACAAACTCACACTGAAATTTTGAAATCTACTGAATTTTGGAAAAAATCTATGGGAAATAAGATATTAATTTTTCAAAATGATTCTATGTTGCTAAAAAGTGGAATCGAGGATTTTTTAAAATGGGATTATATTGGTGCTCCTTGGAAAAAACCAAAAGAAGGTTGTTTTGTAGGAAATGGTGGTTTATCTTTAAGAACAAGAGACAAAATGATTAAAATAACTGAAAAATACAAATCGGATTACGGAATGTGGGAAGACATATATTTTTCAAAATATTTGTTAGACGATGGTTTAGCCGATTTGGAAAGTGCTAAAAAATTTGCAATGGAAGACGATTATTATTATGACCCCATGGGAATTCATAATCCAATAAAAATTGAAACTAATTTATTAAAAGAAATATTCGAAAAAAATGTACTTGAATACACCTTATAAAATTGATTACGATACAAAAAAGTATCCTTTTAGACAAATTGTTTCTCAAATGTTAGAAGTTTGGGAAGGAGAAACCACACCATTAGAAGAGTTACATACTTTAGAACACTATGATGTTTTGATAAGAGAAAAAGACCAATCAACTATTTGGCATAAAAGATATTATGATAAATTTAGAAAAGAATTTTTACCAACTTATTTGGAATTGGTAAATGATTTGAAAGAGAGATTTGGTTATAACCAAATCGTATATCAAGTTATACCAACATTCAGAGTTCAGTTAGCCAATGGAAACCTTGCAGTAGGTGAATGGCACAAAGATAAAACTTATAACCATGGTACAACCGAAGTTAATTTCTGGTTACCATTCGTACATACCAATCAATATAATACAATATGGATGGAGAGTAGAGAAAACAAATCAGATTATAAACCATATGAAGTAAAGTATGGTGAGATTTTAATATTTGATGGTGCAAATTTAGTACATGGTAATAAACCAAACGAAAGTCAACAAACACGAGTTTCTGTTGATTTCAGATTGATAGACCCAATAAAATTTGTACCAAATACAGATGGTTCAATCAATATGAAAACTAAATTTATGATAGGGGAATACTTCGATATCATGTAAGTTTTACTTTACTATCATAAAAGGTTTCTTTATATTTAAATTATATGAAAAATTATAAATGGCCATTAATAAACAATAATATCTCAGAATCTGATAGAAAAGTATTAGCGGATTTTATATTATCAAATCAAAGATTAACTAATGGTGATAAAGTAAAAGAATTCGAAAAATTATGGTCGAAATGGTTAGGAGTTAAACATAGTACTATGGTAAATTCCGGTAGTTCAGGAAATTACATTTCAATAGCCATGGTAAAAGAACTGTTAGGTATCGGTGAAGTTATAGTACCACCACTTGGTTGGGTTTCAGACGTTTCATCAATAGTACAACTTGGTATGACACCTGTTTTTGTTGATATATCAATGGATAATCTTTCGATAACATTGGAAAATATTGAAAAAGCAATCACACCCCAAACAAAAGCAATTGTTTTAGTTCATTGTTTAGGTTTTAATGCAATCAATGAAGAAATAGTAAAAATTGCAAAAGAAAAAGATATTCTTTTAATTGAAGATTGTTGTGAATCACATGGTGCTAGTTATAAAGGTCAAAAAGTTGGTACTTTTGGTGATATATCTATATTTTCATTTTATTTTGGACACCATATAACAACTGTTGAAGGTGGTATGGTTTGTGTTAAGGAAGATTTACACGATGACTTAGCAAGATTATTTCGTTCACACGGAATGACAAGAGAAAGTTCATTAGAATCTCAGCAATTTTTTAAAGAAAATTACCCACAATTAAATCCTTTATTCACGTTTGCGGTTGCTGGATTTAATATGAGAAGTACGGAATTGAATGCCGTTTTAGGTATTGAACAGATGAAAAGAATTGACTATAATGTTGAAAAGAGAAGACATAATTTCAAAGTTTGGTTAGATAATCTTGATTCTAGAAAATTCAAAACAGAATGGGATGATGGTGAGAATAGTAATTTTGCTTTACCCTTAGTTATGCATCCACATTACACTGATAGATTACATATAAATGATGATTACAGTAGTGTTTGTGATATTTTAGATTTGTGTGGTGTGGAGTACCGTTTAGGAACATCTGGAGGTGGTAATCAAGTTTTACAACCTTTCTTGGAAAAATATGAACATAGAATTGTAGGTAAATTAGATAATGTGAATTACATCCATAACAATTCATTATATATTGGTAATCACACAGATTTGACGGATGAACAAATAATTGAACTATGTAAAAAATTAAATGATGTTTAAAGATAAAAAAGTATTAATAACAGGTGGTGGTGGAATGATAGGAAGATCCTTAGTGAAATTGTTGTTAGAAAAGGAATGTAAAATTTTTATTGCAGATTTAACAAAACCATCTGATTTACCTGAAAGTGTTGAACACTTACAAGTTGATTTAAGGTTTTTCGACAATTGTTTGGATATCTGTAAAGGAATGGATTTTGTATTCCATTTGGCTGGTGTTAAAGGGTCACCAAAAATGTGTAAAGAACAACCTGTTGATTTCATGGTTCCCATGTTACAATTTAATACCAATATGATACAAGCAGCATATGAAGCGAATGTTGAATGGTTTTTATATACCAGTTCAGTCGGTGTATATGCTCCCGCTCAAATATTCAAAGAAGACACTGTTTGGGATACATTTCCGTCACCAAATGATAGGTATCCAGGTTGGGCAAAACGAATTGGAGAATTACAAATTGAAACATATAAAATTCAACATGGGTTTGATAGATTTTCAATAGTAAGACCCGCTAATGTTTATGGTCCATATGATAATTTCAATCCTGAAAATGCAATGGTCGTACCATCTCTTATTAGAAAAGCTAATGAGAATGATGTGTTGGAAGTTATGGGAGATGGTTCAGCAATTAGAGATTTTATTTATTGTGATGATGTGGCAAGAGGAATGATAATGGCCGTTGAGAATAAAATAACAGAACCAATTAATTTAGGTTCAGGTAATGGACGTTCAATAAGAGATTTAGTTGAATTAGTTTATCTTAATTCGAGTAGAAAAAATTTAGTTAAATTTTCAAATTCAAATAATAATAAGGGAGATGACATAAGGTTATTTGATACCACACGTGCAAAATCGTATGGTATTGAACCATTAGTATCATTAGAGGATGGTATTAGATTAACCACAGAATGGTATTTGGAAAATAAAGAAATGTTGGATAAGAGATATAACCCATTTGTAAATCATTAATATGAGTAATTTTTTAAAAGGAAAAAGAGTAGTCGTAACCGGTGGTTCTGGATTTATTGGTACACATTTTCTAATGAAACTAGTTGAAACAGGTGCATATGTAAGAACACACATACATAAAAATGATTTACAATATGAACACAATCATATTCAAATTTTAAGAGATATAGATTTGATGAAATTAGATGATTGTATCAAATTAACTTATGGTGCCGATTATGTTATTCATTGTGCTGGTGAAATAGCACATCCCTCATCGGTACCAACTGATGTACAAATATCATTAAAACAATTAAATTTAATTGGTAATGTTTTAGAAGCTTGTGCAAAAAATGGTGTTAAAAGATTTTTGGATTTAAACAGCTCAACCGGATATCCTGATATTAGAAGACCAATAACTGAAGATGAATATTGGGTTGATGAACCATATAAATCATATTACGGATATGGGTGGATGAGAAGGTATCGTGAAAAGTTAATGGAACATGTTTCTAAATTTTCAGGATTAGAAATCGCACTTGCAAGATGTACAGCAATATTCGGACCAAACGATAATTTTAATTTGAAAAATTGTCATGTCGTACCGGCGCTGATTAAAAGAGTATTAAGTGATGAAAATCCTTTTACCGCTTGGGGAAGTCCTGACGTTGTTAGAGATTTTTTGTATGTTAAAGATGTGGTAGATGGTGCATTGTTGATATTAGAAAAGGGGGAATCAATGAGACCATATAATTTAGGATATGGTGGTGGTATCACAATTGGTGAAATATTAGATACAATATTAAAAGTGACAGGTAAAAATCCCGAAATTAATTGGGACAATTCAAAACCAACTACAATTCCCTTCAGAGCTGTTAATACAGACAGAATAAAAAATGAATTAGGGTTTGAACCTAAATATACTTTTGAACAAGGTATAAAAGAAACTCTAAAATGGTATAATGAATATGGTCAACTATAGATTTTACAAAAACGTACTTTTAATAAATCCGCCAGACCCTACACAAAATCTTAAGGATGTGTCTGACCTCATTGAAGAAATCAAACCAAGTGGTCATATAATTATTTGGCAACCTTGGGAGGCATTCGATGAAAGATTCTTGGATTATTTAGAGTATAATTATAAAGATAACAAAAAACATCTTGAAAAATACCAATATTTCGAAAATACATTAGTAAAAAATAATATACAATGTTATCTTTTAGTTGGATGTGATTATAGTGAAGCCTATTCAAATATTAACACCAATCCCATAAAAAATTTTGAAGTCATTTTTTGGCCCACCGCTTTGTTGCATTATACTTTTTATGGGATGACATCTTTTTATAAAAAAGAACCCGCACAATTATTCGACCCTCAAAAGGTAATTAAAAAACTTTATTTGAATTTGAACAACCACGATAGGAATCATCGATGTATGTTGATGGATTATCTTTGTAAATATGGATTGTTTGATTATGGGATAAACACGTGGAATTACCCAGACGATCCATGGAATTTTGAATATTTTACTCCGAGAAAATTAACCTTTGAAATTGATAAAGATGAAAGGCAGACTCATCAGGTTTTTTCTTCAGAATTACTCAATGCTGGAAATCTGATTGATATCGTGAGTGAGACTGCCCCCGGTTGTACGGTGAGTCGTGGAGGGGAAAACACAGAATATATGTTTCATACTGAAAAAACTTTCAGAAGTATTTTATTTGGAAATCCCTTTTTAGTTTTAGGTAATCGAAATCAAAATGACAATCTGAGAAAATATGGTATAGGATTGTATAGTAAAATATTCAATTATGATTTTGATGATAGTGACTCTATAAAATTAAGATGCTTAGGAATAATAGATAATTTGTTTGGCATCAAAGATAAAAATTACAACGAAATTAGAGACCACATTCTCGGGGTCGCCCAAGCAAATATTTACACAGCGACTAGAATTGTTTATTATGATAAATATATACCAAGTATATTAAAATCTTTAGTTGGTGAAAACCGAGAAGAATATAAAATTTTACTTCGTGATTTCGATGCTAACTATGCTGAATCTTTCGGGTTACCGAATAATTGGAGTTTAACTGAAAAAATGTTCAAAGAAATATATCAATGAATGTATTAATTACAGGTGTTTTAGGAATGGTTGGTTCACATATGTTGGATTTTCTTTTAGAAAAACCAAACATAAAAATTTATGGATTCTGTAGATGGAATGAATCTATGGACAACATTGAACATTTGACCGAAGTGATAAATAAAAAAGACAGAGTCGAACTAATTTATGGGGATTTAAATGATTACGCATCAATACAATGTGCAATAGAAAAATCAAAACCTAATTATGTTTTTCACTTAGGAGCACAATCCTACCCTCAAACAAGTTTTGATTCACCAATTGAAACATTACAGACAAATATTATTGGGACTACTAATCTTTTGGAAGCAATTAGAAAATCGGAATATAAAGATGCTTTAATACATGTTTGTGCATCAAGTGAAATTTTTGGTAGAGTACCTGAACACAAATTACCGATTGATGAGGAATGTAGTATACATCCCGCTTCACCTTATGCAATATCTAAGGTTGGTACTGATCTTATTGGTAGATATTACGCCGAAGCTTATAGTATGAAAATCATGACTACAAGAATGTTCACTCACACAGGACCAAGAAGAGGAGATGTTTTTCACGAATCGACTTTTGCAAAACAAATTGCAATGATTGAATCGGGACTACAAGAACCAAAAATATTGGTAGGTAATCTTAATTCACTTAGAACATATGCGGATGTCAGAGACGCTGTTAGGGCATATTGGTTGCTATTAACAATAAACCCAATATCGGGTGAATACTACAACATCGGAGGTAATTTTACCTGTAGTGTTGGTGAAACATTAGAATATCTTTTATCAAAATCTAAAGTGTCAAATATTGAAGTGGTATTAGATATGAATAGATTTAGACCAATTGATGCTAACCTACAGATACCTAACACAACAAAATTTAAAAACCATACGGGATGGGAACCAGAAATACCTTATAATAAAACAATGGAAGACCTATTGGATTATTGGAGATTAAGAATAAATAACGGTCGTAAATTTTTAAACAGATAAAATAATGTCAGAACGTAAGTACTTACCAACATTAGCAGAATTAATTGACAGAATGAGTATTTCTCAATTAAAAGAACAGTTCATACCTGAACATAAAGAGGAGTATGCTCAAGAAATTAGAGATATTAAACATGATATTGATTTAATATTAAAAAATAGTGATGAATTAATAATGGCCGAGACGATAAGGGCAATTGTTGTATTAGCTCAAACCAATTTACATATTTGGCATAATGAATCCAACTATAGAAAATACGGTAAAACAGAAGATACTAACTTAGAATTAACACACGGTCTAAATGGTGTCAGAAACGCCGCCAAAAATAAAATTCAAGAAATTGTTGGGGGTAGAAAAGACTATAAAACAGATTGTCTTGCCTCCGAATTTAAAGATTGGGGAATTAGTTGGGAATAAAAAATTTATGAATAACATTAAAACAGAGCTTGTTGAATTAGGATACTCGATTATTGATGATTTTCTTCAATTAGAAGATGCAATTAAATTGAATAAATTGTTTGTCGACAATAATAGTTGGGAAAAAAGTATTCAAAAAAGAGAGGAACACTATTCACATGTTTTTAAATCAAATTCACCATATCTACCAAAAAATGGAGAAATTTATACATCAAGTTTTAGTAGGTCACAAGAACTAGAGTCAAATGATGAAATATTAAAATTATTCAATAATAATTTTATTAACCTATTAAAAAATGTGTCTCCATTTGAGTTAAATGATTTTGATATTAGATGTTATAAATTAGATGAGGGTGATCATTATAGGACTCATATGGATGATTATGCTGGTAAAATAAATGCTATTTATTATGTTAACAAAGATTGGGTTTGGGATTGGGGTGGAATGTTAAACATATGTTCTGATGTTGATTACGAGTTTAATAAACAAATTTTTCCGAGATTCAATAGAGTGGTGTTATTGAACAATCAGGTTTTTAGACAACCGCATTTTGTA